AGCTGTGGATGCCATTCTGGGTTGGCAAAATAAACCAGGGTATAGTAGTTGTCATTGTCTAAATACGGACTATCTCTGTGTACAGCCTTGCTACGAGCACGATATTCTTTTTCCATTCCGTCGGCATAAACACGCCAGGCACTTTGCGGAGAGCCCGGTTGTCCATTGGCTTTTGTTATGCCTGAAACAGGACTTATACCAGTCATGTAGTTCATGCTTTCTGGCACTCCGTCGATTGTAAATTTGTCATCAAAAAGGCTGTTGATTGCAAGCCACAATGTATGTACCACTGGTGCCCGCTCTGCCAGACTAGATTCATCCCAGGCCAGTGGACATCTTAATGCTGCCGGCCGGTCTCTAGGAATGTGCCAGCGATCTTGCCGAGGATACCAATTACTGTGATTTTGATCATAATGATTTACACAATATTCTTGATCCAATAAAAAATTCCAAACCTGTTGTTGTATATTTGGATCAATTTCATTGTCGATCACAGTGAGATCATAACTGCCAGGTAACTTTTTTTGACCCATGATTAGAACCTAAGATGTGTGTTGATATTGCTGTCAGTGAATGCAGCATCACCGAGATAATAAAAAGGACTGATAAAACCTACAAAGCCCACTGGACGCCCCATTTCTTTGTTGAAATATTTTTCGTCTATGTGGCTGACCAGATATTCTAATCCAGCCCGCCAAACTTGAAATGCACGAGTTTCTTGGAAATTCTGGTAGAACCACTGATCCATTTCATTATAGAAGCTGTTGGTGGGTTTGCTGGTTTGGAATGTGGTAGGATCGTAGTCGGGATAAATCAGGGGTTTAATGATGTGTTCAAATGTGGTACGTTGTGCAAAACTATAGTTGGGCCAACGGGCCAAATGCTGTAGGTATTTGTTGTGTGGTTGGTCAAACCAGGCTTTGATCATGTGTGCTTGTTTGGCCAGTAATTCGGGTAATTCGGGGCTCCAGTAAAAATATTCATTGGTGATATTGCTCCATTGCCCTACTTCGGGATTGGCATTGTTGGCCTGCACATCCATAAAATACAAATACCATTTTGAATCTTTGATACACACTTTGGGCTTGTCTACACCCCAGAGCATGCATACTCGTAATCCTTGATCCAGTGTGCGCTTGTGACTGTCAACCGCATCAACTGTGTGCTTGAATGCATGTCCAGGTTGGAAATAATCTTTGGTTCTAAACACCCATCCTTCGTCGTGCCCAGATTCCAACATGTCTTCGCTGTAATCGTGGATAGTGATCCGTGTGCGTGGGCTGTGTGTAGCGATCCATTCCAGCAATGGCTTGGCAGCGTACTTGAATTCACTCAGGGTATTTTCTGGTTTGGTGTTGAAAGGATCGTCGGTGACATTCTTTTCACCTGTTTTAGGATATCTAAAAACAACTTCATCGAGATGAATTTTATTATTGATAAAACTATAGGCCACAGTACTGCTGTCGCCACCGCCGGATACTTCAAGTCGGATGTAATCGTATTTGTCTCTGATCTGTTGTGCCCGCAGGCGATATAACTCTTTAAGATTAGTTCCAGGTTCTACATGCCAGGAGAATTTTTCAAATGCTTTTTTATTAAAATTCCATTCTGGAAAATGCCCAGTTTCTGTGGCTCTGATCAAGGCCTTGGGCTTGATATAGTGTTTTTCTTGGCCTACTATATAGTAGCCTAATTGATCATTTTGCTCTAATATATTCTTCATGCGTTAATCAAGTATAACATTATGTTGTGTAATTGTCAAGAAATTGTTGTAGGTTACCGTACAAATTAACCATGACTGCTTCCTTGCTTCCAAAAAATATAATTTGTTTAGGTATGCCCTTGACTGCATGGATGTAGTAAGGCATCTGCATTTTTTTATCTAAGTTTAAAATTGTGTGTTGATTAAATTGACGTGGGTCTGTAATGGCAAATTCATAACGAGCGATATCTAACTCTTTGGTAAATGTTTGATAACCCAAGGTTGTCAATCGCATGCCACCGTTTTTTCTTATGTTGAACCACCAAGTATGCATGGCTCGTTTGACTGTGACACCCAGATCTGGGTCCAGTTGCTTTACAAGCTCTTCGGTGAGTCGTTTTTTATCTCGCACTTCAAGGATAGACCTTGTCGCCTGATTTTAACAACACCACTGTGAACTTTTCAGTTTTGAATTGTGTGTTGAGTTTCTTGGCCAAATTTTTAGCATGACCGGGATTGGAGAATGAAACCTTTTTGTATTTTGGTCCGGGGTATTGCACCAAGAGATTAGAAGTCTTGAGGTTAATGGGTTTGTTGTCATAAAACACTGCCCATACTCCTTCACTGGCCAGTACTTGCTCGGTTTTGTAATTGGTCTTGTTGGTTAATTCAACCAACACCAGTGGTTTAGGTCTGCTCATCCATTATACTCCTACATTTATTTATGCCAAAATATAGGTATATTTTAGAATGAGCCCCCGGCTATTTGTACTGTAACTACATCTTCTTGGGGGGATTTAACTGTTGTTTCTCGCAGAGTTTGGAGATCTATTAACAGTCTGGTAATGTCGGCATGTAGATCCTTGGCATCGGCCATGCTCATAACAAAATCTCTAGAGCCCCTGGCTTCGTGCCCACGCACACGATCAACAAATTTTTGTAGATGAATTGTCATTGGCTTCCTGTTCGGTATAGTATGGTCCTTGATAGGCATAGCGTTGTAAGGCAATTAACTTTGGTGCCAATACTGTTTGCCACGTGCGGCCCTTGCGTACATTGTACCACCCAGCCGCAAACCAGCTTTTGCTTTTATTTGTCTTGGTGTACACTGGTAGTTGTTGTGCCACATTCCAAATTGGATTATACACACGACCTGATACTGGATAACCGTGAACTTGGTCCACTGTTGTTTTTGGTCGAGTAATTTTTATTGCTGGTTCAAATACGATGTTTGCGTCACGAGCCGCCAACTTGATTGTTTTAAACTGTGCAATCTGATTGTTGATCTTGACCTGATATCCACCAGCACAGGCTTCCACGTTGCCAACCTTGCGATCGTTTTCTTTTAAAATCCAATATTGTTTATCTACCACCGGTAGTGCTATTAATTTCATTTGTTTAACTCCCTTTTCCTACATTCTTCCTGTACCTTAACAGGCACATCAGGATGCCATCCACCGATGAGCATACTGCAATCATATTTTACAACAACTACATCGCCGTTAGTGCTAGTCCACAGTAGTAAGGCTAGTGACCCAGATACAATACTAGATGCTATTGCAATCCAGAAAAAATCTTTAGCCATTTAATATTCCGTTATATGTGGAATTCATCCAACGTCCAAAACTGTCTGCACTTTCGCTACACTTGTTTAATTCATATTTGCCGCAAAACTGCATAAAACGCACACCAACCTGTCCAATGTCCTTGTGACTGATCTGGTCACGGATAGCACTATCAACTGTGGCTTTAACTTCTTCGGGTTGTGCTGTCAAATCAATTAGTGTCCTATTGCGTTCATAATCATCTAAGACTCTATGTTCTTGACCATCTGGGTCAGTCCAGCGTTGCAACATCATGTTGTTCCAGTTGTAACCTTTTTTATCCTTGTCCTCAAACGCTTCTTGTAAGCCAACTTTGTTTTTTGTGCCTTTCGTACGGACCCCTGGGAACGCACTGAACACATTATCCGACGAATCGCCACGCATACACTTTTCGAAGAGTAGCCATTCTGGGTTAGGGATTGTTTTAGCTTCTTTAGTTTTCTTATCAATGACTGCCTTTCCTTTAGCATCAAAGATTCCTTCTATTGTAATTAATTCGTCTGTAATTCCGTTGTATTGTTTGACATTGGGTGCTACTAGTTGAACAAAGTCTGTATCGCTTGAAATTACCACATGTTCGTCCTGGGGGTGTAATGCAATCCAGCGAGCAATGATATCGTCGCCTTCTGCTGTCGGGCATCTAATGACTGAGCAATTAGTCCTTTCAGACAAGTATTTAGTCAAATTATCATAGGTTTCCCAAAACATTTTATCTTCATCTGCTTGGGCTTCTGTTAGAGCAGCACGGGCTACAGCACGGTTATTTTTATAGGGCTTATACATGTCCTTACGCCAGCTTCGCCCTTCGAGAGCAAAGACCACATGATCTGCTTCAAATCTACGGGCCATCTTGTTAGCGGCCATCAGGGTGATGTGAAGGGCAAATCCAATCTTTTCCCAAGTATCGCTGGCACGAAAAGCACCGTGTCTAGCACGAAAGAATAAGTTGGCTGTATCTATAAGAACATATTTCATACTACAATTATAGCAGAAAACTTAGTTAATGTCAAACGAATTTATTACTGATAATATAGTCAATCATATGTCGCATCCAAACACCGTGTCCTTCTCTACCAAAATGCCACGATGTGGGCATGACTGTGTCTATACCTGTTGAACGGATTACAGCATCATAGGTTTGTGCTGGATCATATGGTCCTATATAATTAACACCCCAATCCTTTTGTTCATCAATTTTACTAAAATCATTATTACCATTGAAGAAAATATGCGGAATTCCTTTGCCTTTGAGCTCTTGATGCAATTTCCAAATTTCTCTATGTGCTTGTTCAGTTTTTTGTTGCCAATCGAGACCAATTATATAATTGCGATATCTTTCAGCCGCTGCTGGGGGCACACTGTCGGTTCCAC